TGTAGATTGGCTTCCATAGGTTTTTTTGTTGTATCCAATTTGTATCATTTGATCACTACCATCTTCAAATCTTTGAATGGACGTTTTCCGTTTACTACATCAACACCCTTGACTTGTTCGTAGATACTCAGGATACCAGATGGCATCTTGCTTTCAGCATCTATGCTGGTAGTTTCTAAATCTATTCTACACTGATCCTGTACAGCGTTGAATAAGACTTTGGCGTCTACTATTCCTGACTCGTCAACATAGCGTACTTTTACTGTACGGATAATATCATCAAATAGATCAATAGTAAAATTGTCTGTATCGTTTAATAATTTTTTGATTTGTAATAAACCACGTAATGTATCTGTTTGGATGTATTTGGTTGGCCAATGTTGTAACATTTTTTCCAATCCAAAAGTTAAGTCTGCTAAGCCAAAGAAGTCACGAACAATATGTAAGTGCCCAATATTTGTAATACATCCTGCTGACCTTTTGCGATAACTAATTTTACAAGCGGCATCATTTACAGCGTTTTCTAAGTCTACTGCTTCCTGTACACCCATAATAACCTGTTGTTTATGAATAAAATAAGGCTTCATGGGTTCATTGTCTGTGTTTAATGCTAAAAGTTGGATTGATTCTACATTTTCATCATCGGATTCAATATAACATACAGGCAATTCTACCTCTGGCCCATATTTAAGAATCCATGCTATTCCGTGTTGCTGTCCGTCGGCAATATAATATCTATCTTCTTCTTTGCTGTAACGGGCTTGTAATGGAGTAACACATATAATATTCCATTTACTTAAAAGTTTTTTGATGTGTTGTGGTTCTGGCCAACGCTGTCTTTTATAGTTAATAAAACACTTACTGGCCGGCACCCAGGCAAATTGCAAATGGCCTGCGTATGCCTTGTTACTATTACTAGGAAAAGTTCCGCCAAAACTGTCGTTGACTGTTTGAGCTACATTTATAATACTTAATTTACTTGATCCAGCCGCTTGCGATGGATCGAATGCTTCCAATCTATATTTACCCACAATATCCCCTTATCGTTTACTTGAATTGAGTTATAGTGTATTTGTTTATACACTCAAAACAGTATAAACTAGTTAGGGGGAAATAGTCAACCTATTTTGGAAGAAATTTAATTTCCTACGAAATTCAATGACTTATTAAGCCAGGGAAGCACAAGGTCTTTTTGATGTAAGAATCCTCGTGCTAGTACAGATTTGTCTGCCGAGTCAGGCAGTAGTTTAGCTTCGACTAGGTCATACCAACGGGTAGTCTTGGGATTCATGGCAGGTTGGGTACTATTATATGCTATGGCATAGAGCCAGTCATCGTTGGGCTCCTTCTTAAAGAATCCTGATTTACAATCCCACCCGGCTGTGGCCAGCATGTGTATAAGGCTTACCATTGTGTGATGATAAAAACAACCGTCTGGTTGATTAAAATCTAAATCACGTTGATAGGTGTTGGTAGTTTGCGGCACTACCAGCATTAACATACCATTGGCGGCTGATATCTTACGCCAGTTAGCTAATGTTTGAAGTGGGTTTATGCAGTATTGGAAGGAATCATGGCACCATAAAATGTCAAACCCGTTTTCCAAACAAGCTAGTTCTCCTTCAAAGTCCGCACGTTGGTAAGTTATGTTTTTGTAAGTCTTCGCTGCCGGTAGAGAAGTATGTAAGTCTATGCCTTGGCATGATATATTCAAAGGTTTTTTGGCATCATCACGTGTGGTTCTACTGGCCCACCATTCAATATCAAGCCCTGATCCACATCCTAGATCTGCCACTGTATGTATAGATGCCATGAAGTCATCATATCCATACAAATGATTCAACGTTAATAAACTGTGTTCGTGTGCTTCCTTGTCATTTCTAAACATTATAGTCTTCCATTCCTGCTGCTTTAAGTCTTACTATCTAAATAATACCAATCTTTCCAGTTATCATTAGTATTTAAACAACGTTTTCGTATAGTAACTTCTGCTACTTTAAAATGATTAACTGCCGCGGTTACCGAAGGGAAAATTCCTTCTGGGGTTGAGATAGGTCTCGACCCTGGATGATTCGCCCCAGTTCTGGATTTATTTAATTGTCTTTTTCTTGCAGCTTCTTCGGGTCCAAAGATCTCTTCCCAGGTTTTTCCTTTCTTAGCCTTTGACATCTTTTGTTTCTGATTATCCGGTACAACCCGCCCAGTTAATTTTTTCCTAACTTTGTCCACACGCTCCTGCGAATATTTCATCCCAATTTGATGTTTATTCCCAGCGGCTTTTCTGTTAGTGGCTAATAACATAACTCTTGCATCGTTCTCTTTAGATAACCCTTTGTTCCATGGGGTATGCCCAATCATTACTTGTCGTCGATATTCTCTGAAATCTTCAGATCGTTTCTTTCCAGTCATTTTTTTCTTAGTCTCGACTGAATGGCCAAGATTGACAAATTCTTTAATCCCAGTGGCTGGATCTTGGTAATGTCTGTTTAATAATAAGGGATTTTTAATATTATCTTTAATTAACTGTTGTTCGAACCAATATGCATCCGTTTTGTCAAAAAATTCAGCAATAATAGTCGCAGTAAATTTTTTAAAATTATGCTTATTGATATAATTTGACGATGTAAAATATTTTATTCCCAAATCCTCTTCTGATTTTGTATCTGACATAACATTTTTATATCGATAACCATAGTAAAACTCCTCAGTTTCTTTATTAACTAATAGATAGACGTACGGCAGAATCATACATAGTTCCCCTGTGTACTTTATTTATCCTATCTATTAGTTTTTAACCCTTTTACAATAGCAAATATGCTTTATATTGTTAGGTCTTCCATTCCGGCGACGCGAAGCCTTACCATATGTCCCATCATAAAACTTTTCTGTTCAATTCCTTTCATCACGCCAAGGAACTTATTCCTTAACAAGGCTACTTCGTTGATTATGGTTTCAAAATCAATAACCTCATCTTCTCCGTCTACATATTTTTCCGCGTCGCGACTAGTAAGGGCACGAGCATATCCTTCCAGATATTTTTGAAAATGTTTCCTGCGTATCTTACGTAGTTGTATGTTGAGATAGTTTAATACAGCTTCAATTTCTTGTAGCTGATTAAATCTATGCTCAGTAATGCCAGGTAAATTGGTGATATTTTTTTCTATCACCCCACCTACTCGACAATCACGTTTGGCATTGTCGAGCTCCTGCTCATAGTGTGCTATAAAATCTGGAATAGCACCTAAGTCAGCAGTTACACGGCTATACCACATTAGTAGTCCTCATCTTCCTCTTCTTCATCTTCTTCATCATCTTCGTAGTCTTCGTGATCATCAAGATAACTAGTCAAAGCATTTTTGATTTCAGTATCAGTTTTAAACGTACTTTTAATATCATCTGCGTTGATGTCATTATCAATTAACACACTGACTAAAGTTTCTGCGGCATCATCACGATCCACAGTATTGATGTAGCGTTTTATTTCATTCCAAATTTCTCGAGATAATTCTACTGACATACTTATTCCTCCGTTTGAGTTTCTTCAGTGGGTACTGTTTCTTTTTGATTTGCAAAGTCAAGCATGACTTTATCTAAACAACCGTCTTCATTATGTTCCCAGCCTTTACGGAAAAATTTAATAATTTCACCATCGCTTGTTACAAACATTAGTCGATTGCCATCTTTTTTCAAAAGTCCTTTTTTCTCAGCTAAGTCAGTTAACCCGCTGTATGGATTCATTCCAGTTTCATATGGAATTTTGACCTGCATGCCTTCGAATGGTTTGGCATAGCGAGTTTTCATAACCTTACAACCAGCACGAATACCCATTACATCGGATATCTTGTTGCCGTCTTCATCTTCCTTTAGCTTCATTTTCTTCATAGCTACAACAATACTGGATGCGTAGATAAATCCTTGCCCGCCTGAAATCTTATCATCTGGATCAAACATGTCTTGACTGGCGTATGTGTGATTTGTACATACCATGCCCACGTTATAACTACCAAACATATTGACACAGTTACGTACTAATGCTGTCAGCGCCTTGGGTTTACGACCCATGTCGCCTTTTAAATCGCCTGCTTCAAACTGATTCATATCAGTGGGAGTAAGTAACATACCCAAACTGTCAATAACAAATAAAACTTTTGGACGTTCACCGTTGGGCAATGTTTTATAATCTGACATAAATGTTGAAATAGTTTTAGCTACATCATCAATCATGGCCATACTTAATTTTAACAGTTTGCTTTCGCTAGTATCGACTCCCAACGCCTTTAACCAATTTTCATCTAAAGCATTTTCACTGTCAATTAATACCACAAAAATTCCCTGTTCCTGTGCGTTTTTTACAATATTGCCAGAGCAGATATAACTTTTACCTGCGCCTGATTCACCGGCAAATACTGTAACTTTGCCTAAGGGAATACCTCGGTTGAAGTCTCCCGAAATTAAGTAGTTAAGTGCGAAGTTGCCAGTGCTGATCCAATCTGTGGGATCATTAAACCCAATACTAAGTCCATCTATACTCTTAGTAATGTCTTTCCTAAATTTTGATACATCGAATGGCTTTACCATATTAAATTCCTTTGAATAATAGAAGTTAGCACAGGGCGTACCCTGTGCTATTTGGCATTACTGCTTTTGTCTTGAGCGAATCATTGCTAAAATATCTTCGGCTTTTTGTGTCGAAGGTTTAGCTGAGACCGGAGCAGATGCTACCGGAATGTCATCTTCATCGTCAAAGGAACTAGTCGGAGCAGGTGCTGTCTTAACTGCTGGCTTAGCCACAGGAGTGTCTTCTTCGTCATCTACTGTTGCTGTTGTTGACGCTGAACTAGCCGGAGCCGAAACGCCTGCTGGTCTAAAATAAGCTCCCCATCGTTCTACATCAAAACTCTGTCCGTCTACCGAAGCTTCGAACATTTCTTTAATAACTTTTAGTTCGACATCATTTGGCTTTTTAGGCAAGAATGTGCTTAAATCAAACAAACCATGTTTTTCGATGGCTTCTTGTTCAGCTTCAGATAATGCTGACTCTTTACGTGCCCATTTAGATCCTGAATAATCAGCAAAGCCACCTTTGGTACCTTTACTAATACGGAAATCTAATCCACGTAAATAATCTGTTGGTAACTCCTCAAGCTCTGGGTCCATCAACGCACCTTTAATCAGCGTAAAAATTTGCGGACCAATAATAAAACGACGAATTGGATTTTCTGGGGCTTTGTCTTCGGACATAGGATTTTCACGCACGAACCCTTGGAAAATGTAGTCACGCTTTTTCCAATACTTACGACCCATTTCTTCCAATGACTTGTCTTTAAACCAAGTGCGTACTTCTGTTAAAATAGGACAAGTTTCTTGCCACATTTCCATACATGGTACACGTACTGTAGTTTGTTTGCTTTCTAAATCGCCTTTGATACCATTAAATGGTAATCTAATCATAGCACGTTCTTGCCAAAAGAATGTATTCTTTGTGTTACCGTCTGGAATAAATCTAAGTGTGGCGTTTTGACCTTCTTCGATACTCCAGTGTGGATATATCGAATTATCACCTTGTGATTGTGGATTGTTTTGTTTGCTGTCTGCCGCTTGTAAGCGAGCACGAATTTCTGATAAACTGGCCATAATAGTTTGATGCCTTTCTGTTTTTAAGTTTGTGATGCCTATCTAAAATACTTTAGATTAATAGTTGCTTGCCTAGTAATTATACACGTCTAGGTCAGTGTTTACAACTAAAACGGCTAACTAGGTCAACCGTTTTAACTGTAATGTATTTATTATTTTTTTGCGCCGGCTAAGAATTTAATGCGCTCTACCATGTCGTCAGTATTGGCTTTAACCGCAGACATTTTACCTGAATGCCCGTATTGTCCTGCCAAAGGATTAGCAGTATCAATAATGTTAATTCCAGACAGACCTTTGATTCTGTCAATGTCTTCTAAGAAATTTCCACCGCCCACAGATTCCATACCAGCCTCCGTGCCAATATTGTCTCCAAAATTCTCGTCCATTTCGATGTCCATGTTGTCGTCAACGCCATATTCAACTTCTAATTCACGTTGTATGCGATTAAGTATATCATCAATGTCGTCTTCT